GTGATGATATCGACTGGTTTCATATCGATGAAGAGCCAGAAGACCAGACGATTTATCCGCAGGTTCTAACACGTACCGCAACAGGTGACCGGGGCAATGGCGGCAGAGGGATTCTTACCTTCACCCCGGAGAACGGACGCACTGAGTTAGTCATAAAGCTTCTTGATGATCCGGCCGCATCTCAGTTCTGCATGAACGTCGGTTGGGATGATGCACCTCACCTCACTGAAGAAACCAAGAAGAACCTTCTCGAATCCTATCCAGCGCATCAGCGCGACATGAGAACAAAGGGTATTCCAATGCTGGGACAAGGCCGCATATTCGATTTCAGCGAAGATGTGATCACCTGCGACCCGTTCCCGATACCGAAGCATTACATGGTCATCGACGGCATGGACTTTGGGTGGGATCACCCACAGAGCCGAGTTCAATTAGCCATCGACTTAGACAGCGAAACCTTCTACGTAACCAAAGCGTGGAAGGCCAGCAAGACATCACCAGCGGAAGCGTGGGGTGCCACTAAGTCATGGGCTAACAAGGTGCCAACCGCATGGCCTCAGGATGGACTTCAGACAGAGAAGGGGAGTGGCCTGCAGCAGAGAGAGTATTACCACGCAGCAGGGTTCCAGATGCTACCAGATGCCGCTCAGTGGCCTGATGGTTCACGTTCAGTTGAGCCCGGCCTGTTTGAGTTGCACGACCTGATGAGTACCGGACGCTTCAAGGTATTCAGCGGTCTTCGTGACTGGTTCGAAGAGTTCAATTTCTACCACCGAGACGACCGCGGCCGCATTGTTAAAACCCGCGATGACCTGCTCGATGCAACACGCTATGCCTACATGATGCGCCGCTTTGCCAAACGTTATGGCGACATTGGAAACATCAAAGAGAAGAAAATGCCGGCTCCAATCAAGCCAATTCCACGAGGTAGATAATGGCTGACGACAATGACAAGCTACAGGCAATCCTGACCATCTTTGATCGGGATTGGATGTCGAGCGATGAAGCCAGAACCGAAGCGACCAACGACCTGTTCTTTAGTCGGATATCGCAGTGGGATGACTGGTTAAACCAATACACAACCCTTCAGTATCGCGGCCAATTCGACGTGGTTCGCCCAGTAGTTCGTAAGCTCGTTGCAGAGATGCGACAGAACCCGATTGATGTTCTCTACCGGCCTAAAGACGGCGCAGACCCAGATGCAGCAGATACGCTGATGGGCATGTACCGCACTGACATGCGTCACAACTCAGCAAAAATAGCTGTCAACATCGCAGTTCGTGAGCAGATAGAGGCTGGCTACGGTGCGTGGCGTCTTGTCACTGAGCATGAAGACCAAGACCCCACCAGCAACAACCAGGTGATTCGTCGTGTTCCAATCCATGAGGCCTCATCTCACGTCATCTGGGACAGCAACAGCAAGCAGATGGATAAGAGTGACGCCAAGCATGTCACTGTCATTCAGCCGCTTAGCCTGTCTGGGTGGAAAGACTTTGCCGAGCAATACGGATTAGATGCTGACGAGTTGCCAAGCTTCCAAACTCCTGACACCAGTTGGTTATTCCCATGGATAAGCAATGATGTCGTGTATGTCGGTGAGTATTACGAGGTAGAGGAGAAGAAAGAAACAGTCTTCATCTACCAAGACCAGCTCGGCGGCGAGCCAGTAAGTTACTTCAAGCGTGACATTGCTGATGTGATTGATGAGTTGGCAGAGTCTGGAATGGTGAAGGTAGGAGAGCGCAAGGTGAAGCGCTGCCGGGTCTACAAGACGATCCTCACCTTCTCATCAATCCTGAAGTCTCGTGAACTCATCGCCGGTGAGCACCTACCCATCGTTCCAGCATATGGCGAGTGGGGATTTGCTGGTGACAAGGAAGTTTATGAAGGTGTTGTGCGCCTTACTAAAGACGGTCAGCGTCTGCGCAACATGATCATGAGCTTCAACGCCGACATCGTAGCCCGTACGCCGAAGAAGAAACCCGTTTACTTCCCAGAGCAAATCTCAGGCTATGAGTTCATGTACGGCGGCGATGACGATTACCCGTATTACCTTCAGAACATGAAGGATGAGAACGGCAATGACCTGCCTATCGGACCCATGACGTACATGGATAACCCAGAGGTACCTCAGGCCAACGCCTACATGCTGGAAGCGGCGACAAGCGCTGTGAAAGAAGTATCGCAACTCGGCGTTGATTCTGATGCCGCCAATGGTCAGGTGGCATTCGACACTGTTAATCAGTTGAACATGCGAGCCGATCTATCGACGTATGTGTTTCAGGACAACCTGGCTACAGCAATGCGTCGTGACGGTGAGATATACGCCTCAATGGTTAACGACATCTACGACGTTCCTCGCAAGGTCATGATCACTCTTCCAGACGGCACCGATAAAGACGTTGAGCTTATGTCTCAGGTCATCGACTACCAGACAGGCGAGGCAGTGGTACTGAACGATGTGCGTGGCCGCTATGAGACGTACACAGATGTTGGTCCATCCTTCCAGTCAATGAAGAGCCAGAACCGAGCAGAGATACTCGAATTGCTCAGCAAGGTTCCACAAGGCACCCCAGAGTTCCAGATGCTCATGCTTCAATACTTCACTCTGCTTGATGGAAAGGGTGTTGAGCTCATGCGTGAGTATGCGAATAAGCAACTGGTCACGATGGGGCTGAAGAAACCAGAAACGCCTGAAGAGATTCAGATGGTTCAGGAAGCGCAGCAACAAGGCCAAGAGCCGAGCCCGGAAATGGTTCAGGCACAGGGCGTCCTGATGCAAGGTCAGGCCGAAATGCAGAAAGCTCAGAATGAACAAACCAGAATCCAGGTGGACGCATTCAAAGCTCAGACCGATGCGCAGGTTGCAGCCGCCAAAGTGGTTGAGATCCTCGCATCAGCAGATAGCACCAAGAAACAAGATGTAATGTCCGCGCTTAAATTGCTCGGAGAATTCCAGAATAAGCAGGGCGACGCAGCCCGAGCTGACGCTGAGCTTGTCCTTAAGGGGCAAGAACAATTCCATTCAACACGCATGGACTTAACCAAGCTCATGCAGCAAGCAAATCAACCCTCCGGCGGAGTAGCCGAGATTCCTCAATAAGAGAGAGATAAACATGTCAGACACCAACGAAATTCAGGCTACTGAAGAACAACTCCTGTCCGGCGATCAGGCGGCGGCATCCGCAGATGGCTTGGTTGTCGATAATGCCAACGACAACGCAGGGCAAGATGATGGCTTCGATATTGTCCTGAGTGACGATGAGAGCAAAGAACGACAAGACCCGGCAACGAACAAGAAATTCGCCGCACAACGTCTGGAACGCAAGCGTCAACGCGAGCTTGAGCAGCAGATGGAGGCGGTGAAGCGTGGTGAGGTGCCGGAGAACTTACGGGTTACTCCTGATTTACCAAAGCAACCTGACGTTAATGACTTCCTCTCTGATGAAGCGTTAGCGAAATACGACTATGACCAGTCACGTGCTCTGGCGGCATTCAGCGCTGCAAACACCGACTGGCAGATGAAGGCAATGGACGCTCGCAGTAATGGCGTCGCAGAGCAAGGTCGCAAGATTCAGGAGTACACCCAGCAATCAACGCAGTACACCGAGGCAGCCCGCAAGCACTATGACGCAGCGGAGAAGCTCAACATCCCTGACTATCAGGCCAAAGAAGACGCGTTTATGAGTCTGGTTCCACCGCAGGTCGGTGCAGATATCATGTCGCTATTCCCTGAGAAGTCCGCCGCGCTCATTTATCACCTGGGAGCAAACCCAGAGAAAACTCGTCAAATTCTGACGATGAACGGGCAGCAAGCGCTGATTGAACTCACTCGGTTATCAGAACGTTTAACTCTCAAGCCTCGCGGTAAACAACTCTCCGGCGCGCCCGCTGTAGACGAACCCATTCAAGGATCTGTCACAGCAGCAAACGTCGCATCTCTCCAAAAGAAAATGGACGAAGCATCAAGCAAGGGTGACGTCGAGCTTTATCGCAAGATTAAAAATCAGCTTAAAGGAATCCGCTAATGGCTCTTAACGAAGGTCAAATGGTAACTCTGGCTATCGATGAAGTTATCGAAACCATTACCAGTCTCACTCCAATGGCTCAAAAAGCCAGCAAGTACACTCCACCACCATCACAAATGCAGCGTTCCAGCAACACTATCTGGATGCCTGTAGAGCAGGAATCACCAACTCAGGAAGGTTGGGATTTGACCGGCAAGTCAACAGGCCTGCTGGAATTGAACGTTCCGGTAAGCCTCGGCGAACCAGACAACGACTTCTTCCAGTTGCGCGCCGATGACCTGCGTGATGAAACAGCATACCGCCGGCGCATCAACGCAGCTGCCAAGAAGCTGGCAAGCAACTGTGAAGTTAAAGTTGCCAACCTGGCTGCTGAGATGGGTTCACTGGTTGTCACCAGTAATGACCCTATCGGCACAACTGCTGGTTCCGGCTGGGACTTCGTAGCAGACGCTGAAGAAATCATGTTCTCCCGCGAATTGAATCGTGACTCCGGCCTGTCTTACTTCTTCAACCCGAAGGACTACAAGGCAGCCGGTCATGACCTGATCAACCGCGACATGTTCGGACGCATCCCTGAAGACGCGTACAAAAACGGCACCATTCAACGCCAAGTTGCAGGCTTTGATGATGTTCTTCGCTCT